AAGTTAATGCTGAAAGCTGCTGAAGACACTGCTGTTGTTTTACAGAAGGCTCAAGAAACCCTGCGCAACGAGTTGAAGATTGAGTCTAATAAGACTATTACTGAGACAAGAAGACTTCTTAAAGGTCAGTTAGATGGGACTGAAGAGCAGGGTCTAATCAACGCTGAGCTAGACACACCGGAACTCAACACTCTTGATGAGCTGACACCAGAGATTAAATACCAAGAGCAGCTTGAAGAACAGATGCTTCGAGCTGAAGACCTGCGAACCGCGCTTAGTGGTGTTGAGGATACTAATGTCAACAAAGAAGCACTTGACGAATTAGATGCTTCTATTTTCGACATTCAAGACAAGCTTGATGAACTGAGTGTTAGACCTGAAGTAGATGAGGACATCACTCGTGTAATCTCACCGTTTGATAATGCGGATACTGTAGCAAGACGGGAGCAGCTGACAGCTGAGCTAGCTGAGATTGAAGCGCGCTTGGCGCCGGTTGGGGAAACCCCCACCGATACAGGTGAGGTAGGTATAGATAATCTTAAATTAGCTGATGGTGAGCTAGAGGACTTAACAGCAGCCAGGGTTGAGATTCAATCACAACTAGATGAGCTAAGTACTTCGTCTCAATCTCGGGATGTTAGTCCTTTTACCGGTGATCAGGGTGCAGGTAGTGAAGCACCAATTACTCGTATTGACGAACCGGATGCTTCTTTAGGCACACGTGAAGCTAACATCATTGGTGGTGAGGGTGTTGGTCGTGTTGAAGATGTAGGTAACAGGCCAGCACCTGAATTACTTAACCAGCGGCAACCACAACCCTACCAGAACGCTTATAAAGCTAGGTCTAAAACACAGATACGTCAAGCAGTAGCAGTTAAGACAATCAATAACCGTGTCATTACTAACCCCGAGCCTGTGTTCAGTGCGGATGTATTTAAGTCTTCATTAGAAGGTGGTTCAGATATACCTAGTGGTAGGTTCATAAACACTGACAAACTCACTGATTCTGAATCTGTTAGAGATACCATCAAACAGGTAATAGGATCACTACCTAATCACAGTATTACCGACGATATCACTGAAACACAGATTCTTAAGTCAGCGCAGGATGTAGTCTCTGGTATACGTACTTTAGATGACGCTGACGGCAGGGCCGCTATGCTGGCGTACGGCTCTAGTGTAGGTAATCTACAAGTCAGTAATGTAGCTGCCCGGCTAATGGTAAAAGATTTAGCTGACCAAGTAGTTAGCGCTGCTGCGCCTATTCAGTTAGGTAAAACTGTGATTGATAAGAGCACATCTGAAGTAATCAACGACCTGGATGTGCTTCATAAGATGAGCCGACTCTCTCACTATTTGGTGCTAAATAAGAACCTAGGTAAGATTACAAGTCAAGGCTTACGCATGAGAGGTATAGACATCTCTGATGTGAACATGACACAAACAATCAAACAAGCTGAATACGATGAGCTGTTCACCAAAGCATCTAAAGAAACTCAGACAGCTGACGATATATTTAGCCGCATGAAGGAGTTATACCAAGACCCCACTAAGCGTAAAGACTTTGACCGGTTAATGAACTCTATCAAGAATAGTCATACAGCCGATGAGGTAGTAGAAGCTAGTAAGCTGGCTAAGTTTATGGTGTCATCCAGGAAGTACTCTAAGTTTTTCCAGGGTATGCGAATGAATAATATCCTATCTGGATCAACTAGCAACTCTACCAACATCACCTCAAATCTGGCTCAAACTGTCTATGTGCCTTTGACACAGCTCTCTGGTTCTATTCTTGATGCTGGGTTTCAGATTATGAGGGGTGATAAAGCTGCTGTAGCTGTAGATAAATCAGTGATGATTCAGACTATCGGTCAGTTAACATCTCTGAATCAGCATCTTAGTGACTCTATAAGGATGGCTACTAGGACATTCAGATCCGGCAAGAATAACCTAGAGCCATCTAAGCTATTTGATGACCCTAATGCTTTCGATATGCTAGACCCCAACAGCGGGCCAGTCCTCAACACGATAGCCAAGACTTTGAGTGTATCGCTACGGTTCATGGCATCTGGTGATGAGCTGTTCAAGCAGCTGAACTACCGTTCGTTTGTTCATGGTAAAGCCTATGAGCAAGGGATGAAGCAGGGACTGAGGGGCAAGAAACTCAATGAGTATGCACTCAGTATGGTGTCTAATAGCCTACACAACGACGAGACACACGGTATTAAAGGACTGGGTCTCGATAAAGAAGGTGTTGAGTATGCTCGGTTTGTCACATTTCAGAATGAAATTAACGCTGATACCTCACGATTACGACATGGTCTGGTAGAAATAGTAGAGACATTAAGACGCTCACCTATACCAGGTGTACCTACCATGGCCTCATTGTTTGTCCCTTTCATTAAGACACCCTCTAATGTGATGGCTTATACAGCAAGGAACACACCCTTAGCTTTTGTTAGTAAAGAGTGGCGAAATGATTTCTCAGCAGGTGGTGCTAAGAAAGCCAGAGCTTTGGGTGAGTATGCTATGGGATCTACCATGCTTATGGGTGTTTTAGGTCTAGGCCAGAAGGGGCTGTTGGTGGGTAAGGCTCCTATAGACCCCGAAGAGCGTGCCCTGTTCTATGAAAACGGTGGTCAAGAGTATAGTATTAAACTACCCGGTACTAACAAAGCAATCAGTTTCAAGCGTATGGAGCCCTTTGCGGGTCATTTATCCATGGTTGCTGATGTTATGCAAGCTAACCAAAGACGGTCAAATGGTGATGAGGATGAATGGCAGAACAGTGTTTTAGCCGCTACCCTTATATCGTTTGTAGCCAGCGCCAAGAACCGTACATTCTTTGAGGGGTTCAGTCAGCTTATTGAAACTATTGACGGGGCTACCAGTGCTGATACCAAGGGGTATAACAAGGTAGGTAATGTATTTACTAACATAGCCACCACCCTTATACCTTACAGCAGCGCTCTAAATGAACAGCGTAAAGCTAGGGATATGACATTACGCGAGGCTAACACTGTAGTTGAGAAGTTCATGAATAAGCTACCAGGCATGTCTGATGACTTACCCTCTAAGCGTTCGTGGTTGACAGGTAAACCACAGCAGTATCAGAGTAACCCAGTGTTTAATCTGTACCCCACAGCAACACTAAAGAATGACCCGCTGATAAACAATTTGATTAAATTCAATGTGGCTATAGCGCCACCCACTGAAAAAATCAAAGGTGTCAAACTATCTGGTGAACAGTACAGCGAGTACAACCGATTGACAGGCACTATCCAGATCGAAGGTAAGACATTGTATCAGTCTCTGTTAGAAACATTTAACAGTTTCGACAAGACACTCTTAGAGGATGAATTAGAGTATATCCAGAACAACGATGAGTATGCAAGCTCAACACCCCTAGCAGTAGAACTAGGCAAAGTCCGTACTAGGTACAGAGAAGCTGCTGATAGCATGATGGTTCAGACATACCCAGAACTATTCTCACAGATACAGCAAAAGCTAATTGAGAAAGGCAACACCAAACAATCTATGTTCTATCTCAATGATCCGCTTGGTGCCAACATGGGTTATGAAGTAGATGAATCAGATCCTAAGTTTATAGAGCAGACTGAAGAAGTCAGAACATCTACAAACAAAACCCTTAGAAATATGGTAGAAAATCCCGGCACACGATCAAGCAGCCCACTAGATGTTTTACAATAAATAAGGAAAACTTATCATGACTACTGAAGAAGATATGCTACCTGAATATATAAAAGCTTTAGCTGTTCTAGAAACTAAACTAGACCATCTGATACGGTCAGTAGATCACAGAGAGGGTTTAGTCTCACAGTTAGAGAAGCGCCTTGATGAAGTGGAGGGGTACCGTAAATACATGCTGGGTGTCATAGCTACTTTATTCACACTTAGTGGTGTGGCTACTTATGCGGTACAGCAGGTAGCTCAACAGAATAGTACACGCCTATCTATGTTTGAGTCTACACAAGAAGCTTTATGCTACGAAGCTAGAAGTAGAAAACCCACCATCTGCTACCAAAGAGAGTACAGCACCAATGAAAGATAATAAAGACTTACTATATAAGCTTCATGGTTTAGTGCTTAACGAGCTTATAGATAAAATAGAAAACGGTGAGGCTTCAGCAGCTGAGTTATCTATAGCTACAAAGTTCCTTAAGGACAATAATGTACTGTTAGATCTATCCGCACCACAAAAAGAGATTAACAAAAAGGTTACCCAGATTCCTAGATTGAACATAGCTGATTTGCACCTAGCGTAACCCGTTTAATTAATCTCACCCGCCCCTGAGCGCTTCAAAAACTGTATCAAGGTATACCATATGCTAGTAACCGGTAATGAGTGGGCACCTTTACCTGAAGAGTATAACGACTTTAGGGTTTTCCTTAGGGATGCGTGGTCGTTGCTTGGCCTACCCTCACCAACACCCGCTCAGTATCGCTTAGCTTGGTTCCTACAAAATAGTCCTAACCGGCGTAGGGGCCTCAGGGCTTTTAGAGGTGTGGGTAAGTCCTGGATTAGCTCTGTATGGGTGTGCTACTGCTTGCGTCAAAACCCTCAGTATAAGTTCTTGGTAGTATCTGCATCAAAAGAGCGCGCTGATAACTTCACCACCTTTACACGTCAGTTGATTGACCAGTGGGGGATACTTAGATGTCTAATCCCCACACCTGACCAACGAGACAGTCGTATTAGTTTTGATGTGGCACCAGCTACACCTGACCACGCACCTAGTGTTAAGAGTGTAGGTATCAAGGGTCAGTTAAGCGGCTCACGTGCTGATGAAATTATCGCTGACGACGTAGAAGTGTCTAACAATTCAGAGACACAAGCTAAGCGTGACGGCCTGCTCAGTAACATCAATGAGTTTGATTCTATTTTGAAACCGGGTGGGTACATCACCTTTCTTGGTACACCTCAGACTGAAGATTCTATCTACACCCGGTTAGAAGGTAAAGGGTTTACTGAGTTAATATTCCCCGCCCGGTACCCAAACTTAGCACAGGTGCCAAGCAAGTATGGTAACTCTCTAGACAGTGAACTGTATAAGAAACTACTATCTGATCCCACACTAGCAGGTAGACCCACAGACCCTGCCCGTTTTGATGACATAGATTTAGTAGAGCGGGAGATGTCTATTGGACGTAGTACATACGCACTTCAGTTTATGTTAGACACCAGTCTGTCTGACGCACTCAGGCACCCTTTAAGACTTGGCGACTTGGTGGTAGCTGATGTAGATCCTGATGTGGCTTATGAAAAGTACATACCTTCTAGTTCTAGAGGTGAGCGCATTGGTGATGTGGCTTGTGTTGGGTTAAAAGGGGATAGTTTCTACAGACATCAAGCAACCTTTGGGGAGGTGCTACCTTACACAGGTACAGTTATGACCATTGACCCATCAGGTAGAGGTGCTGATGAGACGGCTTATGCTGTAGTAAAAATGCTGAATGGTTACCTGCATGTACCAGCTGAGGGTGTCGGCGGTATGACCGGTGGTTATGGCTCAGCTACTTTGGAAAAACTAGCATTAATAGCTAAGAAAAATAAGGTCAACACCATTGTGATTGAATCTAACTTCGGT